GCGGCATCTTCGACAACACAACTTCTTAATTGTGTAAATTGGGGGCGGCCTGTGTCGCCCCCTTTCACCATCTGGAGGCTTAAATGAAAAAAGTTATTGTGAATGCGCTGAAAATGAAGTGCAGCAAAGGCCGGATTGAGAAGGGCGAAACAGTTATTCTCTCCGACGAAGAAATTGAGAAAATCACCAAAATTCGCCCAGCTATCTTAACTGTGCTGGAAGACGTAAAGCCAGTGGCCGCTGCGCCAGCTAAACCCGCAAAAACCAATGGCGCGAAGGTTGCCAAAAAGCCAACTAAAAGGTCGATCAATGTTAAAAGCAAATCACTCAACTAAGGTCTCTGAAAAGTTTACCGTTGACGATGATAAGATCATTATCAAGAAAACCTTTGACGCATCCCATATGCTCAAGGACGCGGCACAAGCGCGTGAGGTAACACAGAACAGCTTTGGCTCGGATTACAAGCATGTGGGCAACGTAGACATGGGTTTGCTGTCCATATGGCTTAAAGAGGCGGGCGTGTCTTGGACTGATACACAAGCGGTCAAAGATGTGTTAAAACGTAAGTTGGCAAGCAACGAATTTAGCGCCCTTCGGGTCTGGGAAGGCAGTTACTAAAATGGAAATGGACGCGATCTTGAATATACTTTTTGGAGTCGTAATCGCTGGCATTGGCTGGTGGTTAAAGACACAACGTGAGGAGCTGGATCGCCTTCGTATTCTACTGAATAGAACCCGCGAAGAAATGGCTAAAGAATACGTCACAAAGTCTGACAGCTCTGAGGTTCTTTCTCAAATTATGAACAAGTTTGATCGGCTTGAAGAGAAAATTGACAGATTGATGGAAAGATAGATGCTCTGCGCGCTGGTCTTTGTCAGCTTCGGACACGCTTGGATACAGGGCGTAGGCAATGTTCTGGTGAAGTCTTGCTACTATAACTGTGGCAGCGAGAAGATAACAAAGGCGCAATGGTATGATCGAAAGTATAGCGTGCCGCCGCACTATGTTTGTCCATTAAGGTTTGCAGACGCATGATTGAAGTTTTAGCCCTCGCAAGTGCGGTTAGCACAATATCTGGAAGCATCAGCTCTGCCGTGCAGGCTGGGAGAGATGTTGGCTCAATCCTCCCTCAGTTCGGCAAGCTGGCAAAGCTAGAAGCTGATATAAATTTAGCGGAAAAGGGCCGACACAAAGGACCGCTGGGGAGGCTTACCTCTACAGAGGAAGAGGGCTTCGCAATTGCAAACGCAAAAATGAAGCACAAAGAAGCTATGGATACGCTTCGCAGCCATTGCCAGCTATATGGACCGCCGGGGATGTGGCAAACTGTGCAACGCGAAATGGGCGCAGCCAGAGCGAGGCAGAAGAAAGCTCTTGAGGAGCAAGCCGCTAAACGTGACCGCATCTTTTACTTCATTACGATTGCGGTCGCCTGCATAGTTTTTGCAGTCGGCAGCGGCGGCTTGCTCTGGCTCGCAGCGTTGCTAGCGGATGAGGTGAGATAATGTGGGTGCTTCTTTGGTTTCAGCTTTCTGCGAGCGTCGTTCACTTCGAGGTCGGGCAGTATGGCTCTGAAAAAGATTGCACGGATGAGCTGCGCAGGGCGTCTGTTCTGGTGACGAAAAACAATGAGTATCTGCAATGCTTAAAAATTACGAAAGGTAAATAGAATGGCACACACGATACTTGATGACTGGAAAGTTCTGCCGCGTTTGATGATGCTGGCAGTCACCGTGCTGACCTATCAGGCGGTGCATTGGTTTATGGGGTTAGATGATCCCAGCGTTGCTCAGTCAGGGCTTGTTAGCGTCTGTATGGGCGCTCTCACAGGCTGCTTTGGCATCTGGATGGGTAAGGAGTCCAAAACGAGCGTAACCACCACTAATTCAAGCTCAAAAGTAGAGTATGAGGTGGGGCAATGATTGGGCAAATAATAGGATCACTCGGCGGTCTGGCTGCAAGCTACATTGACGGCAAGACTGCCGTGAAGAAAGCGGAAGCCGAGACCAAGATGAAAATTGCTACTGGCGAGATCAGCTGGGAGCAGGCTGCTATCGAGGCCAGCAACAATTCGTGGAAAGATGAAGCGTGGACCGTGGCGTTCATAGCCATCGTGCTTGGCAGCTTCATACCGGGCATACAACCTTACATGGCGCAGGGCTTTGCTAATCTGGACGCTGCGCCGCAGTGGTTTCAGTGGGCGATGTATGCAAGCATTGCGGCGAGCTTTGGCATCCGCACAGTGAGGGGGTTGAAAAAGTAATGGCTACACCAGCGAAGGGCAAAGCCCGAGTTAAAGTTACATCAAGCGGGCGTAAAGTCAGCTACGGTCAAGCGGGTAAAGCGAAAGACGGCGGGCCACGGGTCAAGCCCGGCACGTCCAAGGGTGATGCGTATTGCGCACGTTCTGCCGCGCAGAAGAAAAAGTTTCCCAAGGCTGCGGCTGATCCAAACAGCCCGCTAAATCTTTCACGCAAGCGCTGGAAATGCTCCGGCACTAAATCGAAGAGGACTTAATGAAATGGGACTGTATTCAAACATCGCAAAAAAGCGTGCGCGCATTAAAGCCGGAAGCGGAGAGAAAATGCGCAAGCCCGGCACTAAGGGAGCGCCAACGGCCAGTGCATTTAAAGCGGCTGCCAAGACAGCAAAGAAAAAGGCTAAAAAATGAGCAAGGCAATGGCAACGCTCCAAGCTAAAATCGGCGCAACAGCCGATGGCGAGTTTGGCCCAAATACAGCGCGAGCAATCGCAAAACACTTCAACCTATCCCCGGCGCGTGGCGCTCACTTGATGGGGCAGGCATCGCATGAGAGTGGTGGCTTCAAGCGCACCCGTGAAAGCCTGTATTACAGCACGCCAGAGCGCATCCAAGCTGTCTGGCCTTCGCGCTTCCCAACTGTTGCCGATGCAGAGCCGTATGCCAAAAACCCAACCGGGCTTGCTGGCAAGGTTTACGCTGGCCGCATGGGCAATGAGAATGAAGCGCAGGCCAGCCTGTACATTGGTCGGGGATTTCTTCAGTTGACCGGGCGCAATAATTATCGGGCGTTTGCGTCTGACATGGGTGTGCCGAAGGTTATGACTGACCCAGACTTGGTGGCTGACGAATATGCCTTTGAGACTGCCCTGTGGTTCTTCAATAAGAACGGATTGTTTGCCATTGCCGACGAGGGTGTGACGGATGACGCCATCAAGCGCATAACCAAGCGCGTGAACGGCGGCTATCATGGCTTGGATGATCGAAGCAACCAGAGCAAGAAAATCCACACTTGGCTCATGGCTTAGTTTAGCCAAGTTAGCTAAGTGGCGAAGCAAGATCAAAAAGCAAGCGCGGCGGTGGGTAGGGCCGGAGAGCATTTAGCCCTCGCCTACCTGTCGCTTGCTGGATACATCTGCACGCTCTGCCAGATCAAAGATCACGATGCGTATATACAGACGGATACACAGACGTTGACCTTGCAGGTGAAGACCGCAAGTAAGACGCATAAGACTACCAATAGATACGCATTCCACACGCCGAAAAAGAACGTCGATGTTTCAGACGTGTTTGCGTTTGTATCCATTGAATTAGGCGCTGTGATTTTTCGCCGGGGAGACGAGCTGACCTCTGTCACAACATACATTTCGCCAGACGAATTTATGGATGAAAAGCAGTCGATGCAAAAAACATTCGACAGCTTCAAATAACCGCTTGTGACCGAGTGCGGCTTTGATTACAAAGTTCGAGTGGGTGGCTATCATCACAAGATAAAATCGACTTACCACGGGAATGGTGGTTGTTTAGCCTAGTGTGACGTTGCTACCAAATGTGCCAGCATTCACTTCAACGGCCACCCACACGACCTCAAAATATAATACCCACCGCCGCCATGAGGCCAGCGCCGCATATGAAGCCAATGGCGCATCCAAGTGCGCCTGCAATGTGAATTTTACGCTCTACCTCTTCGTCAGTCATCACTCACCCTCATCAAAACAGTTATTCAACGGCTGAATAGGTTGCTTGCTAAACACCCAGCGCCACTGCCGCTTGGTGTAACCCGGAACTTCAACAAAATCACGCACGCGGTAAACCTTGTTCGCTTGCC